TTTAAGATTTTAAAGGACATCGTTGTCGTTAAAACACTTCTTTGTGTTATATCTATTTATACGTTATAGTATTTCGAAATACGAGTATTCAAATGATACCGCAGCAATAAGATATTCGACATCAGTCGTTGTAATATCAAATGGCAGACTTGATAATGATGTAGGATGGGCATCAATAAATCTAATTTGTTTAGTTACATTATTAGCACTTGACAATATATTTAACGTTAAATCTCTTACTTGAGATTTATTAGTATCTACTTGGGCATATAACCAATCATAGATTTCTTTATAATTTATTAGATCTTCGTCTACTAAGAAAGTACATTCAAATGCGCTGTATACAATTTTATCAGCTTCAACTACTATTGTTCTTGATGGGGTATGATACGGTGCACCATCAACAGATACATCTGGGAGCATCATTGTTTGTATAGTAAATTCTGCTTCTGGATACACAGTAGTATCTAACTGTAATACAAAGGATGCTGGATTTAGAAAGTTATTGGTCATACCTTTATTTATATGTTTTTGATACTAAAAAGGCCCCAATTAAGGGGCCTCTTATTACTTACTTTCTAACTTATATTATAGGTTAGAAACCGCAACTGAACGGAAGTAAGGGTTGATACCAGCGCCATTAGCGATTGTATCAGATACAAATGGATTCGCAGCCATACCGTAACGAGTTTTGAAACCGATACGTGGTTGGAAGTCATCTTGACCGACAGTCTTCATCATGCTTAATGGTACGTATGGGCAGTAGAACATACCTGCGTCATATGGGTTAGTACCCTTGTAACCAACAACAACTGAACCTGATACAGCAAACGGATCAACGAATACTTTCATACCGTTTAATGTGCCAGCTAACAACGAGCCAGTTACATCAACATCCATTTTACTAACTAAACCATAGTCCATAGAACCAGTAGCGTTTAACGCAGCTGCAACGTCTGAAGAACAAACGATGAAGTTACCTTTACCACGACGCGTCTCTTGAGCGATGATATTTGCTTCTTTAGCAAGATGGTAAATTAAGCCTTTAAAGACTTCAACTTCCCAACGACCTTTTGACGTACCAGTACCAACTGTAGCATCGAACTCATTTGCAACACCACCAACCGCAGAGATTGCTTGTGATTCCATAGTTTCAATTACTTCACGATTGATTTCAGCAAGAATCTCAGTAGATAAGATATTTGCTAATTCAGTCTCAGCAGATAAACCATGTACCGCTTTAAGGTCTTGCGCTAATTCAACAGTATAGTTGGCTTTTAGTGCACGAGTCTTAGCAGTTACAGAAGTCTTCTCGATTGAGAAACCCATTGTGTTCATAGTCTGGAATTCCGCAGTAGCTGTAGAAACTGGACCTGAGAACGATGTATCAACATTATCATGTAATGCTTCATCACCTTTAGTAACTGCACCAGCAGTTGTATCATATTGTGATTTCATTGCAAAGATTAGTCCAGTTGGACCAGTCATTGCTTGAACACCAGCAACATCAAACGCAATTAGGTTTGGTGTAGCACGACGTACTAATGAAATTAATACAGGCTCCCAATTATCAACAGTACTGTTAGTAATTGATGCATCCTCGTTTAGTGATCTTGCTTCAATTGAAGCTTTTTCTTGGTTCTCTAATACAACGGCAGTTACCTGTCTCTTGTGAAGTTCAGTAATTGAACTTGCACCGTCTGCATCTAAAACCGGAGCCCATTTTTCAACTAGGGCTTGAGTATTTAACTCTTGTGACATAATTGTCTCCTATTTATGTGTTTTAATAGCATCAAGATATTTAGCCATTGAGCCAACAACCTTGGTGTTTTCTTCTTTTGCATCTTCAGTGATAGCATCAATAGATGTATCAACTTCATTTGCGCCGTCTTTCGTGTTCATATAAGACTCTTTAATAGTTGCAACTTTAGCAGCATAATCTTCGTTATTATCAGCATCCAAAGATTCTGTTAATTCCTTTAATTTTGCAGCTTCTGTAGCAGCTAAGCCTGCACATGCTTCATTAATGATATCAGCTCTTTCGAAAGCTTTAACTTTCTCCGCTAATTCCATATTTGTAGCTTGTGATTTATTTAACTGATCTTTAGCATCTGTAACTTCCTCAGTTAAGGCGTCAACAATTTCGACCTTATCTTCTGGAACATTGATGTAATGCTCAGTGAACACTGTATGTAGTGAGTCAATAAATGATTCAGTAATTTCTGATTTTAAGCCATGCTCAATTGCCACTTCGTTTTCTTGAACCCAGTTCTCGACAACGTAGTTTAAATATCCATCAACTTTATCAACCAGATCTTCCTTGATTGCATTTACTTCGCCCTCTAAATCAGATGCATAACGCTCTTCTAATTCAGTGGTTTTTTGTGCTAATTTCGAATGTAAAGCAGCTTCGAAAATAGTAGAAGCTTTAGCTTTGAATCCTTCAGATAATGCATCTTCTGCACTAACTAAAGCATCAAGGTCCTCTTTGAAAGTCTCTTCTTTCTGAACTTTCTTAGATTCTTTTTTAGCTTTTTTGCCTTCTTTCTTTTCGTCTTCTACTTCACCTTCTTCATCATCACCCTCTTCGTCTTCTTCATCCTCATCTTCAGTCTCGACTTTCGCCTTTTCTTTGACTGCTTCTAAGATTGCGTCCAAGTCAGCTTTGTCTAATGCAGATAACTCCGCATTAATTGCTGATACCGTACGAGCTTCTGTTAAAGGGGCATCCGTAGCTTCTGCAACTACTTCCGTAGTATCTTCTGCAACTTGCTCTGTAATTACTTCCTCAACAACACTCTCTTCAGCAATGTCTTGTATTTCTTCTGACATATTTTACTCCTGTAAGAGTTATAGTTTAGAGAGGAAATGTTCAAAATTCTCCATCTGAGTTGCAGTATTATCTACTACCTCTTCAGTTGCCGATTCCTTCATTTCTGTCTCACCTTTTTCAATTTGCTCTGAAACTGTATAATGGCCACTATTATCCATTTTCCAGTCAACACCTTCCATAATGCCATTTACAAAAGCATTAGGTGCTGAGGGGTCTTGGACAATGTCAACTGTTGCAAGATGAAAATCATCTTTCACATAGTTAACACCATTCTTCATTTCAAGGCTTCCCATACCACGACTAGAAACACCAAGTTGAACACCACCTTCAACCAAACCTTTTACGATTTGACCCATAGGAGTATCCAAAATGAGTGCCTTCCCAACGACATTATTACCATCCCATTTAAGTTCGGTAATTCTGTGCGATACTTTGTCAAGATTGATTGAAGGGCCGTCTGGGTGATTTAATTCACCAACCGCTCTACCAGTCTTAACTTGTTCATTTACATATCTATCTACTGCCTGCGTAAGAACTTCGCGTGTATATACACGTCCATTTCTATTTTTGCCTTCCGCCTGCATAAAAATTCCTTCGATATAGACTTCTTTCTTACCGTTCTTTCCTTCGGTAATTGTATAGCCTAAATCACTTTCTCTGTATTCTGTTATTAGTTTCATACGTCCATTACCTTTAAAAAGTCTTTAAGAGCTTTCTCAGCATCTTTAACTGATTTAAAAACGTCTAATTTTGTATCATCTATATACAAATTAAACTTACCTTTAAACGATGTAACCACAGCCGTTACGTCTTTTTTCTTACCTAATCTTTTTAGTTCTTTAACAATTTCTTCTCCCTTTGGGAGCTGCATCTTTTTTTCTAGAACTATGTTAAAAGATTCTTTAAACTTCTTCATTTCCGGTTGGTTCCTCTACTGGCGTATCATGTACACCATACATAGTTTGAGCAATCTCTTGCTTCTTTGCATTTAGTGCATCATTCATTTTATCAGCCATAATATTGTTAAATGTATTATTGCTTTTTGCTGCATCACCAACTTTCACGTTATTAATTAAATCTTCAATACTCATTATTTTGTATCCTGTGTAATATATTTATAATAAAAGCCCTCTTCAGAACTATTCTTCATCTTCCTCTTTTGAAGGTTTTTCTACTGGCTTTGGCTTTTCTGCAGGAGCAGGAGCTGAATCCATACCAGTATCATCTTCATCTTCATCATCAAACTCACCAGCCTCTGTTTCTGCGTCAATTTGCTTTTGAATTTCAGCAATATCTTCATCGCTTTGGCGAAGTAATGTTTTCTTA